ATAACCATCCTTCTTCACCAGCTTCAGTTTGAAGTTGGCACCTTGCCAGAAGTCAAAAGGATTAATAGGAGTTTCATCCTCAAACTCAGGTTGCATTGCTTCCATAATCTTATCAAAGATCTTCTTGCCATACTTGAACAGGAAGACTTTACCTTCATTTTGAGGATTGGTAGGGTCTTTTACAACATAGATGTTGCTGTAATAAGACAGTTTACGCTTCTGCTTACGAACAGTTTCTTTATCTTTCTCGCTACCGCTGTTCCACAGTTTGCGATTATATTCAGAAACAGGATCTTTCTGACCAAGAGTAGTCAAAGAGTTTTCAATATACCAACCACCAGGACCTTGGAAACCATGAGAATAAATCTTTGCCCAAGGAACATCTTCACCTTCAGGGGCAGGAAGGAAACGAATCACTGCAAAACCGTTTCCAGTTTTATCAAGTTCGGGTTTCCAGAGACGATCATCTTCACCACCACTGGTGGCACTCATTTTTTCAACTTCTTTGACTAGTTTAGCAGTCAAAGAACCAAGTTTGGATTGTTTTTTTAGATCTGAAAAAGACATTAGATTTCTCCGTATTAATTGGATTTGGCTTTTGGGACTTTGCTTAAGGGATCGTCCAGCCCATATTCTATCAGTCGGGATCGTGCTTGTCAATCTGTTGCTTCATCATCTCAAGCATTCTTGACATATTATTAAGAATGATATTCATATCAGTGCCAGGAGGCATACCCATCATCATTGCAGATTGAACAATACGATCTTTCATTTGTTGTGCTTCGGGATCATCAGACAAACTCATTCTTGTATAAAGAACTTTCTGTTTATCTAAAAGACGTTCAAGAAGTTCAACATGATCAAGTCTTTCTTCTTTAGTCATCGTAGGAAACTTAAAGATGTTTGAATAAACTTCTTCTTGTAACTCTGCAATCTCAGTCATCTCAGCACGGACAACTTCTGAACTAAAGAAACTCATGAATCCTCCAAAACGATTTCTTTTAAAATCTTACGAAATCGAAATATATCAATATTTAGAAATGGATTATATTTTTTAATCCTACGACTGACGGTTTCCCACACTGGATCCTTAAGTTTCTTATCAAAATTATTTGAGTAAGAAAAGATTTTATCATAAATCACAAGAGTTTCTAGACTTACTTTACCTGTTAGAAACCTTTTAAGTAATGGAGGATGACCTTTAGAACAACTAAAGACTTCTTGAAATTTATTCTCTTCAAACAGAGACTGACTTTCTTCTTTAAAAAGATAGGAAAGAGATTGTATTTTCTTTTGCCACTTTTGATATCTATCTTCTCCTTCTTTAATCATTTCACCAATCCAAAGAGTTTCTGGATCATTACAAGAAACAAAATTAGCAACAAAAAAATCTACAACTTCCTGATCTGTTTTTTGTCTGGATACTTTCTCAAACCACATTCGATCTTTTCGTTTATAGAAAGATTGTAATGTTGCACGACTTTTACCACAATATTTAAAGTAATCATAACTGTCCTTGGTGAAGTGATTCTTCAAGGACAGATAAGTTTTATAAGAATCAAATGGCATCATTCATCAAAGAGGTAATTTTGCACGAGAACTCTTTTTCAAGAAGTTGAGTTCCATTGCTTCATACTTAATCTTTTCTTTCAGTGGTTTTGAGATGAGTTTAGGAACTGATTCTAAATCAATATTATTCTGTTCACAGAAATGAATAATCGCATCGATATAATTCATTTCAATATTAATCTGCACAAGATTTTCGATTTCCTGTGCAAACCGTGAGGGACAGAAAAATTTACTTTCTAATACCTTCTCTAACTCATTCTCCATCTGGCCTAGTACTGTGAGATACAAATTCTTTAATATAACGAACTAGTAGTTTAATATAATCCCCTTTGTTTCTTTTGTCAAATACTTCCACTTCTCCACCAGGAGTGACCATCAATGTAATAAGTTTTTTAATTGGTTTACCTGTCATTTCATAATAAGCAGATGCATAAAACATCTCTTGAACAAAATAGTTCTCAATCCATTTCTCAGGTTTAATTTTTTCTGAAGTTTTAAAGTCGATTACTGCCAACTCCCCTTCATATTCCGCAATACAATCAACTCGACCAGCAAGACCGAAGTACTGAGAATAGAGAGTTCTTTCAATCGCATGAATATTATTTATCTTATTCAGATAAGGTTTCGCGTGATGAAACATAATCTTTGTCAGGGGTTGATAATCATTCCAATTCAGTTCTTTGTTTTCAAGATAATCTTGGCAAACTTGGTGAAAATCAGTTCCTCTTGCAGTTGCTCTTTTCGTAATACGATTTGCTTCTTCAAGACCAACACGCTCACGCCATTTCACAAAGATCTGACGATTATAAAATGAAGTGACTGAAGTGATGGAAGGCACCCATTGCCCATCGGGAAGATGATACAGACGGATGCCGTTTGATTCTTTCTTTTCTAATTCAATATCACCTAGAAAATTATGATGAATAAATGTCATTACAGTCCTAATTCATTTTTTGCAACAAGATATTCTTTAACCAATCCACTGCGGCAAACATCTTCGATACCAAATTCAATAATATCAAAAGAAGGCATTACCCGTAGAATCTTCATAAAGTCAATAATACCATTCTTTTCGTTTGTTTTGATTAGATCACTTTGAGTGGCATCACCACAGAACATAATTTTACTGTGCTCACCAACACGGGTAATAATAGAGTCCAATTCATGAAAGTTGAGATTTTGGAATTCATCTACGATGATAACTGCATTATCCAGAGTAGTTCCGCGAATAAAAGAAGTACTCCAAAAACTAATCGTTCCTTGAGTTTTGAGTCCTCCATAAAGCATCTCAAAGTCTGCATCTGTTGGAAGTTGAAACATATACTTTACCATATTCTTATATGGTATTTGATAAAGTGAGGATTTGTCTTCATGATCCCCAGGAAGAAATCCAATCTCACGAGTGGCAACAAGAGACCTTACAATGTAAATTTTTTCATAAGGAGATCTTTCATCCAAAACATCACAGAGAGCATTATAGAGAGTAATGAACGTCTTACCAGTACCTGCTGCACCATAAGCAACGATATTTTGATTTGATTCGTATGCTTTATAAAGTAATTTTTGATTTTCTGTAAGAGGTTCAATATCCCTCATCAAATCAGCATTGATTGGTTTCTTACGCTTCATTTGCTTTGCAGTAAGTCCAACACCAATCGGTTGATCATTCGTTCTTTTTCTTGCCATATAGAATTAAACTGGTTTTACTTTTGAACCCGGTACTTTTGATGCTCGATGAAGAACATCATTCCACCCTGGATGAGATTTCTTTAACTTATCATAAACTTCACCAACCTCTCCAGCAGCAGGACAAGTAGATGGATCTGACCAATCTCTTGTCCAGTCTGGATTATCTTTTTTCCATTGATCCCACTCATGAACACTGAGAACTACTTCTTTTTGTTCTCCAGTCTTTGTATTAACAACAGGATAAGTTGCCAAATTCATTCCTCCATTTTATATGAGAATATTTAGTCTATACGAACTGATGGTTGAATACTTTCACAATCAGCACAGTTATCACGATTCCAACCAAGAGCAGCAGAAACTGCAGGGAATTGACAAGTAAAAATACAACGAATTGCCTCAGCAATATCCATATGTTCCTTTTGTGTACCATGCCCTGCTCTCAAATCAATGTAATGAATCCAAGACCTCACAGAACCCGTCATATAGAGTCTTGTAGGGGTCGCCAAGGGGAGTACGAACCTTGCACACTCCTTTGCTACTCCCTTCTCCAGAAGACGATTGTAGACTCTCTGAGACTGCTCAAACAGAACACGAATATCTTCCAGTAGAGTGAGTTTCATATAGTCTGGAAGGTCATCAATCGAGTTCTGACGATTCTTTGTATCTTGACGACGAAGTTCAGGAAGAGGAATAGATTCGTTTAGAAGATTGGTATCAGCATACCGTTGAGAAAACTCTTGGAAAGTGAAAGACCTATGACGCAAAATCTGAGCTGCAATACCTCTTGTCGTATTGATTTCTACAGTCATAGATGCTTGTTCAAAAATGCTCCAGTGCTGATGTTTAATACAGTACTTAAGAAGTCCATCAAAACTTTCATTGTCTTGATTTTTTGGATTTGAAACACGGGCACAATATGCCATATGTTTCTCAGCATCTGGTGTTACTGACACCAGTTTTACTTCTGGTTTCATGAATTCAAATTCTTCAAACATGTCCTTCACAATCCATCTCCATCATCGTCGTTTGTTAGTTTATATTTTCTATTAACTTTTACTGATCCAAATACATCATCATCCTCTTCATCATAAAAGACTTCATCAAAATCATCAATATAAGGAGCAACCTCTTCATATTGTGGTTTATATGAATCAACATCAGAATAGACTTCTGATTTAAGACAATCCACAAGAGACTCAAGATTTTTGATGATTAACTTAAGTTTTTCTTTATCCATCATGATTAACCCTCACAAAGGTAATTATACATAAAAAAAGAGAGGGAGTCAAGTCCCTCTCTGATTTATTAAGCAACTTGAGGTTGCTTTGCCATATTCAGTTGTGCATTATGAAGGAGTTGTTCCTTCTTTGCTTTTTTCTTAAGATAACGAACGAAGTAAGTATTCATTTGTGCCCCTCCTTTACAAACTTAACACCACGATAGGTTTCATTGTATTGTTGAGGTTGTTGCATCATTTGTTGTTGATATGCAATACGTTTTTCCGTATCATATTCAACACCGCGATATACTACTTTAGACATTAGGTTTTCTCCTTAGTTTTTTAGGTTAAAGAGCGTTCCTTCAGTCGGCGTTTGCGTTCTCTATTTGCGAATAGAGAATGAACGATCCGTTCCGCGTCGGCTTACTTCCGTCCTATTCAATTACACACTTTTATGAAATCCTTTCGGAGTTCTAATAGCAATCGGTCTTCTACTCTTTGAACAACCACATCGTCGTTTTTAACGATGTCCATTAGTTCCATCGCAGTGTCACAACTTACTGATACTTGTGAGGTAGCAATAACTTGTGGCGTTGAAACAGAGAGAAGTGGAACCCATGCTAAAAGCAAAAGTGCTTTAGTCATAGGATGAACGTTAGAGG